AGGTAAATCATCCGGAAGAACAAGCCCCTTATTGGCACGAAAATGCCAAAGGAAAAGGGCCCGAGAGTCAACGACCTTATGGTTTTGCGCTTTGCGCGCTAGACCACGGTAGGTGTCGACGCCGTTCTTGTGTTTTATCAACCTCAGTTTATAAGCATAATAGGGATGCAAGTGCACCCCCACCGTTGTGTCGTAAGACACGGGTACTAAAGGAAGATCATTTGCAATGATCAACCCCGCAAGGTATTTCCAAACCTCGCCGTACTCGCTTATAGACGCCATACCGTTAATGTTATGACAAAGGTTTGGGATATCCCATTCCTCCATCGAACGTAGGTATATTGGTGTCACGTTGATCCCATTGAAGTAATGATGTCCACACGACTCCCGAAAGGGACCCGTTATAAAGGACTTCTCTTCGTTGGGGACGAAACCGAAGAAGCGTAAAAGCTTTAGAAGATTCTCCACGTGATTTACGTTAATGGTAATGTCATCACCATAAACAACACCCTTCGAACATCCTGCTGCTCTCACAAACGAGAGAAAGATCAGCGTCTCCAATGCAAACGTTGCGCCGTTCCCCATGGAGGAGAACTTTGCGTACGTGCCCAGCCCGCCATTTAGACGGTACTGGGGAGAGCGGTGTGCATTCAAATACCTAAACCACGGAGCCGGCAAAAGCCAAGCCGCCGTGTTAAAGGCAAGTGTGTCACTCGCCATGCTAAGATCTATAGTTGCGAACGAATCCGCTTCTACAGAACCTTTATAAGCATGCTGCTGATTAACAGCTTGGGATGATAAATCAACGCCGTGTTTTCGTAGGCGTTTCTTGACATAACCGTCGAATGCAAGCTGGAACGGGAGTGATCCCGTAGGCTCGCAAGCAATAGTCCTGTCAGTATCCCAAGACTTGGGTACGAACTCGACGCGGTTCCAAGTAATCGGCTCCACCCTAAGGCTGTGACCATAATATCTGGCCATGGCTTTCAGGTAAGGCAAACTACCAGGTAGGCAATCTACCGCCCTCGTCAATTTCAACGGGGGAAGTGACTGCTTTCGCGCGAGGCGCGTACTGGCGCCGCTGGTGATCTTCAAATGCGATGGTAAGCATTCAAAGAAAAGATCACAGTCGCCCAAAGCCCTCTGGATGAAGGCACTGGCCTTTCCTATCAAAGTGAGCATAGCCGGATCAAGACGATCAGGATGCTCGAAGTAATAGTCAAGTCTGCGATTTGTGATTCGGCATATTCGCTCGCCACGCTCAAAATTATCTTGCGCGGCTTGCTTGCATCGATCTTCTTCGCGGAATGTAGCATTCTTCTTAAAGAATGCTGCCACTTGCAAATAGAACCGAAACCGATGTGCAGTTGTCATATATTCTGCACACTCACCAGTTATCTTAGCTAATCGCCGGAAGTCACGAGCACGGATTAAACCGTGCAGGAGATCTCTCTCCTCCTCCGTTATAGCGGCTGCGTTATCATCTACGTAAGCCCGACATAGGTCGTAGCAACATATTGGGTGTCCCATTGCGGGATCCTCCATAAGGTTTGTAAAGTCAATCCGTCCACGGAATCGTGGAAGGCGTCTTTGCTCCTGTGATTAAATGATGCCCAAGTGCCACTCCTGCTGTTGGTGATATTAATACCATAGCAAGAGCGACATACTTGAGCGCCCCCTTTAGCCGAGGAGACCCGAAGGTCCCCACCACGTGTAGGAGAAACTTAATCATTTTAGAGCCAAGTCTGCTTACTGCAAACATCAGTAAATTCGTCGCTTGCGACGAGATCTCTGAATATTGCGAGGGCAGCAGTAACGTCTGCATAATCCCCATTCTTGGGGTAGCGGACGAAAGCCTGGATCAAAACCTTAGATGACAGTACGTTGCCTTCTGCGTCCTCGGTAGCATGGATCACACTTATAGTGCTCTCCAAGTTACTTGAAGCGCCTTCTGGCACGCGTCGTTTCTGGATTACCAGCTTCGGCTTTGACGCAGTATGCGTCGCAGTCTGAATACTGGTACGAGCGTTCCCGTTATCGGAAAACGTCTCCAGGGCTGTAGTATAGCTAGCCATACTTTATCTCCTTAATTTGTCTAAAACAGCGCTTTAGCTTGGGCAATGGCCGTTAAATCTAGCCACTGATCAGGTCTTAGCAACCGTCTCGACAGTTTTGGTGTTAAAGAAAGTCCTAAGGGAGAACGAACTTCTTCCACGCAACCACCTCGAAAGTAAGAGGAGGACGCGTCGTCGTACTCGAAATAGTAGCCAGCATCAGCGGTGTATTTAAACGTCTGATCAACAGTCGTTTCACTACGGTGCCCAACACTACTTGCTATTCCATTTGAGAAAAGTACGAGCGATGACGCATTTATGGCATTCCCAACTGAATAAACCCAATCAACAACAAACGAGAGAGGTATTAACTCCCAAGCAGTGGTAACCGGATTAGCTGAGAATCTGCTGATGTCCATCAAAGCAGTCACTGACCCACGTATACTATGCTGTGTACGATACACAGTTGTTATAGTATAGGAGTAGTGGTTTGTACTACTATGACCGGACGATACGATAGTATCTTCATCCCAGTATGAGAATCCGCTACGCTCTTGCCAAATTTTTCGTTTGGTGTCGAGCTCGTAAACAGCATCGTATAGGTCTTGACCGTCAAACGCCAATTGGCGCCAGCCGTATCGACCCTCGAGCCACAAACGATACAGTTCCTTCGCAGACCGTAAACGGCCTTTGTTGGTAGATAGTCGCCGGAAACGTTCAATGAACGTCTCCACCATTCCACGCGTTTTGTGCAATTCAGCACCAAACGTCAGGGCGTCAAAACCCTGAGAGTAGATATTGGCGGCAGCCCTTTGCATTTCTGCTGAGGCTCCAGAGGTATCCGCTGCATGATATGGTACTGTCACAAAAGCATTGATAATCGGATCATGGTTGGTTAACTCCACCCAAGTTCCGTTAGACGTACGCACAATTTTGAAGTTGCGCGTCTTATAGTCAGGCTCATGTATTGTCACCTGTCGAAAATCCGTATGAGGCAATAAATCGCCGTTACGAATTTTCCTGTGGAAATGGGGAATACTTTGTCCCCAAGTCTCTTTCGAGTTCCACGCTGCGACAGACCAAGGATAGTTGGCGCTGCCACCGCTTGAATTAGCGATGACAGCAACCTCCGAAATCCCTGGATGTGATTCTACTTTGTGACGGTCATATATCGTCATGGAAATTTACCCAAAGGTTATGCAGGTTAACACTTCCTGCATGCGAGGACAAAACGTACGCGACGTTCAAATCGCGCTGACGCCCATTGTGGGCG